ATGACAGGAACACCCGCTGCTCAATCACCGGCTGACGCATATGGACTGGCTAGACTTGTGAACCCCGCATCCGTTCCCAAATATGCAGGAACATTTAAGGATATGGTAATGCAAAAAGTCAGCCAGTTCACCTGGGTGCCTAGATTTAATGCACAGGATATAGTATTTAAAACACTACAACCTGCCATACGATATACAAAAGACGAGTGTTTAGATTTACCCGATGTGTTATATACCACTCGAGAAGTCCCCTTAACTCCACAACAAGACAAGTATTACAAACAACTAAAAAAAGATTTCTTTATGGAAGCTGGTGGTGAAGATGTCACTGCCGTCAATGCAGGGGTTAGACTAACTAAATTATTACAAGTAAGTGCAGGCTCTATATACTCAGATACTAGAGGAGTTATTGAGTTTGATGTATCTAATCGCATGACTGCCCTAAAAGAGATTATAGATGAGGCTAGTCATAAGGTAATTATATTTTGTCCCTTCCGTCATAGCATGGATAAGATTATGACTGAATTACACAAAGACCATATCACCTGTGCCGCTATACATGGCGATGTATCTATGCATAATCGTTCAGAGATATTTAAAAACTTTCAAGAAAGTAAAGACCCACATGTATTGGTTATTCAACCACAAGCCGCATCGCATGGAGTTACTCTTCACGCAGCTAACGTAGTCGTATTTTGGTCACCTGTTATGTCAGTTGAAACATACATACAGTGTTGTGCACGTGTTGATCGTGCGGGACAAAAAAATAAGATGACCGTAGTCCATCTACAAGGCTCTCCTGTTGAACAAAAAATTTACAAAATGTTGCAAGGTAAAATTGATACGCATACTAAACTAGTTGATCTTTATCGAGAGGAGTTTAACGATGTTTGATAGAAACGCATGGGTGAAAGAATGGCGAATTAAAAAAAGAGATCATATACGAAAGTATTTTCATGACTATGCAGTAAAAAATCCTGAAAAAATACTGTTGTTATCTGCTAAAAATAGAGCTAAAAAGAGAGGATTAATATTTGATTTAGCTGCAGAGGATATAGTTATTCCTACTAAATGTCCTGTATTTAATGAACCTTTAGAAAAAATATTTCAACCTACAGGTAAGCGTGCTCCCGCAGATTTTTCTCCATCATTAGATAGAATTGACCCTATCAAAGGGTATATAAAAGGAAATATACAAGTGATAAGCATGAAAGCAAATGCTATGAAAAACAATGCAACTCCCGAACAATTATTAATGTTTGCCTATTGGATAATATTAACTTATGGACATTTAATTGATAAAGAAATTAATTGACATTGTAAATAAATGTGTTATACTGTTATCCTTAAGATTTGAAAGGAGTAAATGTGGAATTAAATGACAATCAAATTGAGAAGCTAATGCAAGCATCAGTCAACATGCGTGACAAGATTGCTGAATTAGAAAATCAAATAACAGAAATTAAGGTGCAGAAAGATAAGGTTGATCTAGCACTTAATGAAGCCTGTAGAACTTTAAATGTAACAAGTTTAAAGACTAAAGTAGGCACTTTATCTAGAACACTTAAAACACGCTATTGGTCAAGCGATTGGCCTAGTATGTATGATTTTATTTTAGAAAATAAATTGCCTGAGTTCTTTGAAAAAAGATTAGTGCAATCAGCAATTAAGGATTACTTGGAGCAGAACCCTGATAAACAACCACCAGGTTTACAAGCGACAAGCGAATATACAGTAAGAATAACAAAAGCTAGAGAAAACAAGGAGAATGTATGAACACAGAATTAGATGTATTTTCACAAGGATCAACCGCAGTAGCACAACACAATAGACGTGATGATGGTTTTACTGCAAACATTACAGGAAGTTCTGTAACTGCCAAACGTATATCTATACGAGGCGGTAAGTTTAGATTAATGGTAAATGGCAAGGAAGTTGAGAAATCCAATCAAGATGCTCTTGATGTAGTTATTGTTAATGCCTCACCTCATGTGCATAGAATGTATTTCTCAAAAGCATATGTGCCCGGTGAAAAAATGCCACCACCATCATGTTGGTCTTCTGATAGTCAAAAGCCTGATGATGCTGTTGTAGAAAAACAAGCAGAGACATGTTTAGCATGCCCACAAAATATAAAAGGTTCAGGGGCTAATGGAACAAAAGCATGTCGTTTTAGTAGACGTATTGCTGTTGTTCGTGCTGATGATATGAATGGTGAAGTATATCAAATGACTTTACCTGCTCAATCTATCTTTGGTAATGGCACAAAAGATTGTAAACCACTACACGAGTATACAGACTATGTTCGTGCTAATGGTGAAAATTTAATGTCTGTTATTTCAAGAGTCTCTTTTGATGAAGACTCATCAAGCACTAAGGTAGGCTTTAAAGCTATCAAACGTTTAACTGATGAAGAGTATGCAGTATGCTCAGCTAAGTCAACTTCTGATGAAGCTAAACGTGCTATTACACTATCAGTAAGTATTAATAAAGATGATGATGGTGAAGAGTTTGAACAAAGAAAACAACAACCTATAGCAAGACCTGCTGATCCTCAATTACCTAAAGTAGAGGATGATATTCCTGAACCTACAGTTCGTGCAACAGAAAAACCTGTAGCAAAACCAGCACCTAAGGCAGATCAAGGTGATGTTAGTTTAGACGACTTAGTATCTGATTGGACATAATATGCGAGGATATTCACAGACTATTATTGAAAACAACAAAAAAGCTAAAGAGTCAACAGGCACTTTGTTAGGGCAACTATGCATAGCATTAAAATATCCTGTTAGTCAAGTAGCGAAAGAACTTAACGTTTCAAGACAAACAGTGTATGATTGGTTTTCTGGTATAACAAAACCATCCAAACATATAGAAGCACGGGTTGTAGAACTTATAAACAAGTTGACACCTAAGTAATACCTTCGGGGCTGTAACAAGCCCCCCTAATTTAGTAACACAAACTTTATTTCGAGAGAATAATGCAAATTAAAGAATTTTTACAAAGCGTATGGCCTGACGATGGATACTATTGTATCTGTGGTAAAGATCAAAAAAATATAGTAACACCTAAGTTTGTAAAAACTATTGACGAAGCAATTAATGTATCTAACAAATTTTTAGATGATAAACAAGATGTTTATTTTGCATGCTCATCATGGATTGAACCTACAGAAAGAAAAGGTATAAATGCAAAAGAACAACGTATATTTTGGCTAGATATTGATTGTGGTTTTGATAGTAAAAAACGTAAGTGGAAAGACTATGAAACTAAAGATGCCGCTCTAATTGCCTTACGGGAGTTTACAAATAAAACAGAGTTACCTGAACCTACGATTGTGGACTCAGGTAATGGTATACATTGTTATTGGTCTTTAACAGAACCTATAGACAAAGCTATATGGAAACCTGTAGCGGAAGGTCTTAAATTTTTATGTGTTAAACATGGTTTAAAAGCTGATGGTGGTTGCACCGCAGACATGTCTCGTATTCTACGAGTTCCTGGCACAAAGAATTTTAAAGATGTATCTAATCCTGTAGAAGTAGTTGTTTTAAATCAAGGTGTTGCAACTCCTTTTGATGAACTTGCTCGTCTTATTCCTATACATCTTACAGATAAACCCCGTGCTAAACGACCATTAGATGAAGCTACTAAAGCTATATTAGGTAACAACTCATCTAAATTTAAAAAGATATTAGAGCGTTGCAGTAAAGACGATGGCTGTCCACAACTAACACATATAGTTACAAAACAAGCATCTATAGAAGAACCACTATGGCGTTCAGGTTTATCTATTGCAGCATTTTGTGATGATGCAGAAGCAGCTATTCATAATATATCTAAACGTCATCCGGACTATGATTATGCTAAGACTGAGGCTAAAGCTAATGCCATTCCAGGCCCACATACATGTAAGCAATTTGAAAGTTTGCGTCCTACAGGTTGCGATGGATGTAAACATAAAGGTAATATTACTTCTCCTATAGAATTAGGTAGAGTTATCCTACGTGCTAAAGGTGCAGATAATGTTATACAAGCAAAGTCAGAAGAACTAGGTGAAGTAGTTACATATCAAATACCTGATTATCCTTTCCCATATTTCAGAGGAAAGAATGGTGGTGTATATAAAACTGTAGCCGAAGAAGATGAAGAAGCTATCATGGTTTATGATTATGACTTTTATCTTGTTGAAATATTAAATGATCATGCAATCGGATTCTGTGCATGGTTTAAAATTCACTTACCTCAAGATGGTGTTCAAGAATTTATTGCACCTCTCACCCAATTACTATCAAGAGATGAAGCTAGAAAGATTCTTGTAGCTAAAGGTATTGTTAGAAATGGTAAGAAGCTAGATAACGTTATTGATTACATCATGGCAGTTGTTGACAATCAACAAAAGCAAAAGCCTTCTACTCCTATGTATAAACAATATGGTTGGAATGCTGCAAAG